ATGATTACATTCCCTTTTCTGTCCTCATAAAAAACGCTCATAGCCATGTTCGCTATGAGCTGCAAAAGATTACGATGTTTCTCTTTTGGTAGAGGATTATGTGTAATCAGTTTCTTAAGATAAGAATCTATGATATAGTTTTCAATTCCCGCATCTTCAATGACAAGTAACGCCAGATCATAAAGCGATATGCCATCTGGGTAATACTGCCCTTTATAGAATGTAGTATCAACATATTCAAGTTTACCTACTGCCGTGAATGATGCCTTTACATCATCGCTCGACCATGACTTTAAGATAAGTTGTGAGCCATCAATCGGATATATTGTGCCATCATCAAGTTTTCTGCCATAGCTAAAGCTGATATCCTGTTTTTCTTGTAAGAAGTTGGCAAATGAATGAGGGTCATCGGCTGCGAAATTCTTACTCAGGTTATCAATGGAAAAAGCAAATGTTTCAGATGGATTCTCACCGCTTATATGGCTTATCGTTCTTTTCCATGATGTAGACAAAAGCTGTTTGTTGCCAAATGTAAGACCCACACCAAAAGAGATAGAGAATATTCTAAGTCGTTGCTGACCGCCCACCATCTCAAGTGGGATGATATCAATATATGACGTGTCTAAGTATTCATCGTAGGTTTCAAACTTATCTACGGGTGAATTGTGTGTATAGGTATGTTCATAATATCCGTTTGTCACCTTGAATCTTGTAGGGTAATACTCGCCAAAATCAATGGTAAGACCCTTTATATCAAGGTGTAAGAAACTACCGAATCTAAAACGCACACTTCCAAGCAAATCGCTTGTTACTGCGCCCTGATATAAAGCAAGTGCCGCATCATCCCGTGGGCGAAAGTACATACTGCCATCTACTTTTGTCTGATTCTGTTCGCATGACCCATAGTATGCCTCAAATCCCTGATTCTCAAATATTAAGTCTTCACCAGATACCTCACTAAAATCACCCTCAATTTGTGCATTAAGCTGTGCCTCTCGATTGATAATGCCAAGATATACCCAAACATAAGACTCATTCCTCAGATATCCTTTTTGTTCAGTTTTGTACGCTCTTGATACATTTTGCATTATTCAACCTCACAGTATGCCACAATCTATGATATTTACCTTACATTGGTAGAAGTTCTTAGGTACTGTATGCGACTCATCAAGCCAATATACTTGTGCTGACCTATCGCCAGGGTACATTTTGATTGTCTGAAAACCATTTATCGCCGGATTCCACACCTTTGCAGTAACGAAAAAGTTAGAGAACAATGAGCATATCAAATACCATTCGTCAGGTGTAAGCCAAGTCCATTGAAGGTTGTTGTACTTGATGTTTGTTCTTCCGACCTTCTCAGCGACAACCTCTGCACTGGCATTACGCCCACTATTAACTGCATCACTCAGTATGATTTCCAATCCAACAGACGGGCAAGGAACTTCTACTCCATTGATTTCAAGAAATGCCATAATGCCACCTTCCTAAGTTAAACTCATTTTACTTAAAGCCCTTATGCAAGCTCTAACTTAAAATGAATTGCACTTTTCTTACTTAAAAACTTTAATTCATCCAAAAAGTGACTACTCCTTTGACAGAGTAGCCACCTAATCAGGTACTTCAACCCGAATCTGAACCTTATGTAATAATACTCATTCCAAGCTGATTCTGACCGCTTGCAGCCATCCTTGCTATGTCCTTATCTCCGATGACAACTGCATCTTTATCAAGGATTGCCCTTGTAAGTGAGATAAGCTGTCCAAGTAGTTCTGACTCGTTACTGCCTGTTGAGTAAACTGCATCAGCAATGCCTGTGATCTCGTTGTTTGATGCAACAGCAGTTCTTCTTCCGATTGTTCCCACAAGCTCTGGACCAGCCTCATGCGCAATGAATAAAGACCCACTCATGGGATATCCACCTGATGCAAATGCGCCGGAAACACTTATCTGTACATTCCCATCAATATGCCCAAGCCCTTCCATTGCAGACATGACTTCATCAATCAGACTTAAGACTTCCTCTAAAGCGGTTTTCATCTCATTGCAAGCAGCTATAACAGCGTTCTTAGCAGCCTCGATATGTTCTCTTATGACTTCTTCAATTTCAGTAAATACTTTCTTGGCTACTTCTAAGATATGGTCAAATTGCTCTTTCCATAACTCTTTCTTAAACCAAGGTATTACCTGATTCTCCCACCATGACAAGATAGTAGCATCCCACCATGTAGAGAACGTATCAAAGTGTTCATGGATATTCTCAGCAAGTGGCGTAAAGATTTCTTCATCCCATTTATCTTTCGTAAACCAAAATAGCAAATCTTCTTCCCACCACAGAGCCATAGCCTCTTCATTAAACCATACTCTGAATGTTTCAAAGAATGGTATGAATGTTTCGTTGAGAAGTACATCGAATAATGGCTGCCATCTTTCTAATGAGAAAAACGGCAGAATATACACTTGCATGAACTGTGTTAGTAGCGCACTCATCAATGTGCCAAGGTTAGTTAAGTTTGTTTGTACTGATACAGTGATTACCTGGAATATCTGATCTATGGCAATACCAAACTGTGATGATGAATTGTTGATTGGATTAAGTAATCCTTGCCATATCTGATTCCCAATTGCAGTAAACTTATCAGCACTAAGCTGTGTTCTGAACACATTAAGGAATGCCGTTGTAAATGCTAAAAGCTGGCTTGTCTGGTCTTCCGTAAATGGCTCGAAAAGACCTTCGATGACATAATCACCGATATCTCTTGCCTCTTTGGATGGTGACGCAATACCCAAAGCATCTTTAAATCCTTGTAAGAAGTTATTGCAGAAATCACCTACTGCATTCTTGCAAGTTTCCCAAGCATCTTTGATACCATTAAGAAGTCCGTTTATAATGTCTGTGCCTAATTCGTAGAGCTTGTTAGGTATCTGTTTAAAGAACTCAACAAACGCATCAATAATCAATGGTATCTCTGTGGTTATCCATTCAATTACAGAGTCTTTCCACTCAACGAATTTGTTTATTACGTCAGACAGCCATTCGTGAATCTTTCCAGGCAACTCCATAAACCACTGAACAATATTCTCAATGAACTGCGACACGTTTTCAGCTATCCATGAGATAACTTCTGCGCCCCACTCAACGAATTTGTTTATGGTTTCTGTAAGCCACTCTCCGATTTTACCCGGCAATTCAACAAACCAAGTAACAATGTTATCGATAATGATAGGAATGTTTGTAATTGCCCATTCTACAAGGGATATGCCCCATGCTACGAAAGTGCCCAAAGTATATCCAAGTGCATATCCTATCTTTCCAGGAAGTTCACTAAACCACTGAACGATAGCATCAATGACAGCAGATATTTTCTCTGATACCGTGGTTTTAACAGTGTTAATCCATTCACCGATTGCAGTTTTCTTGTCAGATGCCCACTGCTTAATTGAATCCCACAAATTTGCAAAGAACTCTCCAATCTGTGATGGCAGTTCTTGCAACCAAGGCAGTGCAGTACCATTCCACCATTCAGGAATTGTTTCTGTAAAGAACGTGCATATCTCTTCCCAATGGTCATGTACAAGAATAACGATAGTAGTAAGTGCAGCCACTATAGCCGCAACGATAGCTGCTGGCGCAGCCGCAACACCTAAAATTACTGCTCCGATTGCAGTAAGGGCAATACCAACATCTTTTATTACTTCACCCGCAACACTCCATCCTTCTGTCCACATCTTAAAGAATCCAGCGATTGCAGTTATCACGCCCGTTATCACAGTTGCTACACCGCCGAATATCTTAAGAACATTGCCGATTGCAGATAGACCGCCCGCAGTTCCTTTTAAACTTCCGGCGATATCGCCAATATTTTTTATCGTGGTGAGTATGGATATAAACTTGATAAATCCTACAAATCCCTCACCGACAAATGATGTAAACTTGAATATCACAATGGCGTTGGCGATATTCTTAAATATGCTTGCTATATCGTCAGATGAAGTATTGGCAAGCCACTCATCAATAGCTTTCAGGAAGTTCATAAAAGCATCTGAATTTACAAACTTAACCACACTCTCAGCGATATCAAGAATGCCCTTGCCTACTCCTGTTAGAATCTTCTCAACATCTTCCGCAGAAATCAAATCCATGATATCAGCTAATCTCTGCATGAAGTCTGTAAACTCCTGAGAATTTGCAAACTCAGCTATCATCTTCCCAAGATTGCCAAGTGCATTTGTTACGCCTGTATGAACATTCTCAAGAAGCCGCTCGAAAGCCTCTTCAAATGGTATAAGGTCTTGGCGTATCTTATCAAAATCAAACGCATCGATTACTTCTGCGATTGTTCTGATAAGGTGAGGAGTACCATCTTCAATCATCCACTTGATATATTTAAGGACTACGTTTTTCATTACGTCCTCAAACACACCGCCAAGGAAATCAGCGAGATCATACAGTGAATGAAGTAATGTGATAATGCTATCAAGCAATGGTCTGAAATCAAGCTCAGATGACCATCTAACCATATACCATGTCACATTCCGAACGTGTTCAATCAGGGCGGCAAAAATATCTCTAATCCCACGGAATATTTGAACACCCCTTGATGCGCCGTCTACTACTTCATCCCATGCCTCTCTGAAATTCTTACAGAGATTACCGATAACAATCATCAAATCAGCGATTATCCTTAAGATATTCGCAATCATCTCGATTGTTTCAGGCTCATTCCATACCTGGATAAAAGCATCCCAAATCGACTTTGCAAGTTTCTTTACTTGCTCAACCATGTACTTAAATGCAAACTTAAAGTATTCTTTTACTTTATCCCATGCCGCCTTAATAGGTCTGAGAAAATCATCCCACATCTTTTTTAGAAAATCAGCGAGATTAAGCACCCACGGCGGGATTTCTACATTTTCCCACTCTGCCATTGGATTAGATGCGCCACTTGAACTACCAGAATCTTCATTAAGAATGTTAAGTTCATCTATTCCCATTGTGAGATTCTTGGCAGATTTTGACGCATTATCCAAAGAATCAGCATAGTTGTTTACTGTTTTCTTTGCCTTTGTGAAAGATGTACTGCCGCCAAGAGCTGCGATAAGCATTCCCACATAACTAAGCAAAGTAGCAATCTTATCCACAATTGCATCAATAATAGGTGCAATTATGTTGATAAGCGGCGCAAACACGCTCACGATTGATCTTCCCAAATACTGAAAGTCAGCCACTAAAAGCGAAATACTCTTATTAAACTGAGTACCCATCTGATTAGAGAATTTCGCCATTGATTGAATTGCATTGTTCACCTCAGAAATAATCGCAGTGATAGCCTTACGAACAAGCATGAACGTAAATGTTTTCTTTGTTCTCTTCCAGAATGCAGACATTTTCTTCATGCTATTTTTGAAATGATTTACAAATCCTGTGATGGATTTTTTGACGTTTTCAAACTTCTCAACATATTCACCAAGAGCCATTTGCAATGGTTTCACCATGAGTTTTAACGCAGATATACCCTTGTTCGCCAATCCGTCAAAAAATTTTGAAAGACGTTCAATCTCATGCGCCAATAGTTCTAATGTGGCAATTGCGCCCCAAAATCCCTCTTTAATAGTGCTTGCTGCGTTACGTGCATAGTCACCTAACTTACTGAACAAACCCTGAACACGGCTTAAAGGCTTTTCTACTTCTGTTCCCAAATCAGGGATTTTAACGTCAAGATTTTCCGCAAGTTCCTGAGTCTTTTCAGCAGCTCCACTTGCAGCTGTGTCAATATTCTCTATTGCCTTTGCGACTTCCTGAGTAGGCTGTGCTTTTTCTGCTACTTTCCTTGTCGCATCAGCAAGTGAGTTAATACCAGGAAAAGACATACTGTTAAGCTGACTAAATATGCTCACCATACCACCAAGCCCACTTGTAGCCCCGTACTTTTCCTGTTCGCTTACAAGTTTGTCAAGCTCAGTGGCGCACTTGTCAAGGTAATTTCCCATGTTAAGCGCAGATGGCTCACCTTCCTTAACAGCCTCATTAAAGCCCATCTGTGTATCTTTTGCATTCTCAAGATACTGCTTTAATACAAGAAGTGCATTTGAGTAATCTCTTACTTCACCAGATGCGCCCATGCCCTTAATATCGAATGCGCTTTCTTCCGGGAATGCCTCATGTAAGCGCATAAAGAACTGATCTAATCCCTCTGCCTGTTCCGAGAGTTTATCTGTAAAGGAACTGCCGAGAACCTTTTTGAGTTCCTTGTAATTTGCAACCTCATTTTTCATTCCGGCAAGGCTTACTTTGTTACCCGCCTGTCTTTCAGCCTGAATAAAGTCATAAACGCCCTTGGTAGTATCATCAAGCTCTTTCCGATAGCTATAGTTTGCCTGTGTTACTTTATTAAGGGTATTTATCGCCTCAATATAAGCATCAGTGGCAACCATAGAATCATCTTTATGGACTAACTTAGTAGCCTCATAAACGCCATGTAAAGCATCGGAAATCTCGTTAATGCCCTTCTTTGACCTTACACCGAAATCTTTAGCGATAGTATTAGCCATACCTTTTATCGCCTTGTTCGTTGTATTAAAGGCATTTCCTGTGCTTGTTAGCTTGTCTATTGCTTTGGTTACTGAATTGAAATTGTTGGGATTAAGTTTGTCCAGCGCATCAGCCAGACCCCTTATTGATTGAGCGAGTTTGTCTACCTGGTCACTTGCCTGAGAACTATCGCTTTCTATCTTTATTTGAAGTTCATCTAAATCTGGCATAATAAACACCTCGCATTATGAGAAAAGGGCAAGTATCATGCCTTGCCCTTTTGTAGATTGAAGTTTGCAGCCATTATCTCTAAATTCTTGAATAACAGTTCTGTCTTTTGTTTCTTTTCATGTTCGGTCATTCCTGAATCATCAGTTACTACCTGACTTAAAACAGGCTCTTTGACAACTTCAAAGTATGATTTTGCCTTTTGCCCCCTCTTCTTTAAAGCGTTTCCAATTGCCACGGAAACAGCCTCAAATACATAACCGCCAAGCAACCATGATTCTTCGTCCTTGACCTTGCGGGATAGTCTATACCCCTCTGCTATTACTCGTATCTTCCTTGGGTTTAAACTCCAAAACTCTTGATACGTTACCCCCATCGCCATCATATGCGGAACAAGCTCTGTTTCCCATTGTCGGCGCAGATTGGGATATTTTTTTACTTCTCTTTCTTCTCTGGTTCCTGAGAAGTCTGTTCCTCTTTCTTGTTGAGAGCCTGAAAAAAATCTGACTCGTTCATTTCAGCCCCCATCACCTCATATAAATCATTGAGGTTGCCACCAGCAATGACATGAGCCTGAATCTCTGCTCCGGCTACGTCCTTATCACCGCCCGCACACTCAGCGAAATATGCCCTAACCATGCTCATGGGTTTTTCTTTCATCTGAGTAAGTGACACCCCATTATCTTCCAAGTTACAAACCAAATTAAAATCAAATGGCTTTGCGTTGTATCTCTTTCCGTTGATTGTAAATGTTCTCATATATTTTTCCTTTCCCTGTCCTTAGACAAATTCTGTATAAGGGAAAGGGGCAGCCCGAGAGCCGCCCCAAACTCTTATCAATGGTTACGCTGATGCAGCCTCAGTAGGTCTGATAGCAGTGTTCATTCCAAGATACTCATCGATTGTCATGCCGATCTCAATGGTCTGTAGCTCGTTCTGAGCCATTTCAGACATAGGGAGCTGCTGAGGCGGCTGTGCAGCGATGTAGAATGATCTTGTGAGATATGGACTCCATACCACAAGGAACAATCTCTCGTCTGATGCCTTTGCGTTGTAGGCAGCAATAAGAGCTTCCCACTCTGCAATTGTTTCATCAGTAGGATTGATTGTGATAGGGAATGACCCCAATGTGTTATCGCAAGGTTTTTTATCCTTACTTCTACACCATTACGATGTAGTTCAGCATATCTTTTCACCAAAGGCTCTGCGCCTTTACTACCCGATGCTACGGACTCGTGGCGAGATTATATTCTTATGTATCTCAACATAAGTTTCACTCACTATGCGTTGCGGTTGACTACGCTTTTAAACGTAGCCTTAACACTCTGATTATCGTTGCAGACGATTTTCCAGCTTATTTCCGTAGTAATAATCCATCGTTAATCGGTAGTTTCACGATGGACGGCAGAAATGGTAACTAAGCATTTTTCACGCTACCATCTTTTTACCTGTGTCCTGTCTTCCGGCTACGTAACGTGTAACGTAGTCCTCAAGTGCAGATGCCGAATTGTTATCGTAAGGCTCTTTATCCTTACCTCTACACCATTACAGTGTAAGTCCAGAGTAGCTTTTCACCAGAATCTCTGCGATTCTACTATCCGATGGCGTGGACTCTTGGGCTTGTTATATTCTTGTGTATCGCAACACAAGTTTCAAAGCCTACTCGTTGTGCGTGTTATACTTTTTAGGGTGTAACTTCCGCTCTGATTGCCGTTGCAAACGGTTTTCCATGCTCTTTCCACGCTGATAATTCATGGTCTACTTGATAGTTTCACCATGAACGACACTCTAATATCTACGCATTTATCACGATATTAGCATCTATCAATCTGCTCAGTTTCGAGGGATATGCCGCCGATGGCGTTAATCCTATGCAATCTAGTGAATGCACTAGGGAGTGTTTTCCCAATCCCGAAACCTAATTCAATTCCGAGGGTACTAATGCCTGGTAACATAGTATTGTTCTCCTTTCATTTTGTTTGTCGCTATATAGAAAAAGCACCATCTTATTCAGATGATGCCTTTATCTATCAAATATTGAATTGTCCGTTTCTTTTCTACCAAGTGGTAGTACGCTTTACTCTGAGTCATTCCAAAGTAATCACGCCACTGTGCTAGTGTTTTTGTTTCTCCATTGTGTTCAATCAGCAAATTAGACCTTCGATTGTTCGCTTGCGTTTTCTCTGTGGCAATTCTGCAATTCTCCGGTGAGTAACCTTTATCATTGTCGATACGATCAATGGTGCATTCTCCATATTCCGCATCTTCACGATATCCATTACCATATGCCCATTCACAGAATGCTTTAGGGTCATTCGCCCATTCATCACATATCGTGATACCACGACCGCCATATCTTTCATAGCTTGGGTTATCAGGATTAGTGCATCTATCCTTGAGTTTCCCATATACGCTATAGATTCTTGTATGACGATATCCATGCTTAAGTTGCTGTTTAGGTCTTACTTCTTTCCTATAGCAACCGCATGATGTAGTGTGCCCCTTTTTCAGATTCTGCGCTAAGACAATACAATCTTTACCACAATCACATTTACACTTCCATCTGGTAGAAACATTAGTGGTATCAGCACGTTCAATTACTACCAATCTGCCGAATCGTTTTCCTGTCAAATCTTCAAGTTTTCTTTCACTTGTCAATTCAGATTTCCAACAACCGCAAGAAGCGTGTTTTGCGTTGCGAATGTTTTGCTGACTTCTAATCACGATGTTTCCGCAATCACATCTGCATTTCCACATAGTTCTTATTGTGCCATTCGGTGTTTGTTGGCTATCAGCTTTTTCAATAACCACAAGTCTGCCGAATCGCTGACCTGACAAATCATTTAATTTCATCTTGTGTACCTCTCATACGATTATATAACTAATTATATGATACTATACGCAATCTGTAAATGTTGTCAGTTCACAATATCCGAATCACCACCACCAACCATACGCTGATAACGTGCGATTGAAGTGGTATATTGGCTACCAACGTTAATCAGTATGCCGTTTGTGTTATATCCCCACTCTTCCATGTACTGTTCCGCAAGATTGGCGATATTCTTGCACTCTGTACGTGTCTTTGCAAACACTTGAATTTCCATGAAGTGCCTGAATCCCACTTTCTCTTTATGCGATAAGTCATATCGTGGGGATGACTCAATCTGTTTAATCAGGATAGTAGGAAACTTGGATGGTGCTACTGTAACGTCATTGGCAGTGCAATTAAGCGTTGAGTATTTCTTTTGCAGATAATACTGCAACCTTGTAAAGATTGTGCTTTCAAGTTTAGAATCCCAACTCATACAAATACCTCTTTCGCTACTGATTGAACACTATCAAGAATCTGTAAGTAAGCATTGTGCATCGGTCTAGTTGGCATGATGGCTGATAGTAATTTGTACGACTTTGTTTCTTCATCATACGCATACCATGTTAAGTCATCTTCATGCCCCGCCTGACTATTTGTACCCTTGTAAGGTGCAAGTCCTAGCGCAGCAGTACCAAATTCAAGCGCATATAAAGCGTTGATTGACCGACCTGGGCTTACGTTGCTGGCTACATCGTCACCAAACCCCACCAAGATACGTGTTGCACCATGTACATCGCCCTCGACTTTCATCTCAAAGCTAACGTATTGCCCCATAAGGTGAGTGCCAAATATCCCACCCTTATCTACTGAGTGTTCTTCCGCAACCTCTATGCCAAGCTCTACGAGTCTTTCAGTAAGCTCAATCGTTTTCAGGTCAAGCCATTTCTTGTAATCCTCTAACTCCTTAAGTGCATTTTTTATGGACTTGGAATTAAGTTTGACATGGATGACCTTACTCATTTTTCACAACACCCGCTAAAATAGCTTTCCAGAATTGCTGACCCTCTGGCATAACACCAAGCACAACATAATCGGCTGATTTCTCGTCAATCTCACCATCGACATACTCTACTTCTGACTCTTTCCAAATCAGCGTACCCGTCTTAAAAGGGTACTGTCCGTGTTTGTATGTCATCTTGGCATTTCCAACCTTCTCACTTCCAAAAGCCACAAGCTCATCTTCCGTAAGTGTGCCCGTGATGGAATTATAGAATGTCACAGGCTCTGCATAAGAAGTCTTAGTATCACCCGTGACAAGTGCAACTTGTGAGCCATCCGGCAGCTCTTCATAGATTATGTTTCCATCTTCATCTCTTTCATAAACAGGCTGATCTTTGAGAAGTAAGGAATATTTCATTGCTTGTCTGATTCGTCTAGGTGTTCTCATAACAAGCCCCCTTTATCTTGAGATAGGAAGTACGCCCGTAAATAACTTATCCCTATCCACATAGCGGATAGTCACCCCATCGGCGGTATACTGCGTCTGTCCTTCTGCGCCGACCTGGTTATAGTCATAACGTGCGATTGCTTCAATGTTAGAGTAGTAGTCGGTTAAGTCCTTCTCCACCATTTCATCTGTATAAGACTTAGGGTAATTCCTAGCTTTCTTGACTTCACGGAATGCCCCGTCAACTTTCGCCCTCAAAAGAACTTCATTCAGCTTGTCGCACTGAACTTCGTCATTCTCAATCTCGGATTTTAAATTGTCGAATATCTCATTGAGCATTTCCGTTGTTGTCATAGTCAGACTCCTAACTTCTCGATAAGCTCTGCCCTGATCTCAGCAGCTTTCTTATCATCAACATCAATTCCGTTTTTCTTGGCAATAGACTTAAGTTTCATAAAGGGCATCTTGTCGATCTCGTCTTTAGTCCACTTAACCTCATCGGATGGCTCTTTGACCTCAGATAGAGCTTCGGATTCAGGCTCATTCACAGCCTTAACCGCAGTATTATCTTTGACCTCTTCCCATCCATTATTGAGGAAGGCGGCGAGCTGATTCGCATCCCTCACCGCCATAAATCTGCCATCTTTCTTAACAAGAATCATAAATGGCTATCCTCTCTTTCATCATGCGCTAAGATTAGCTGATGCATGAACAGCGATAGCATCTGCTTTCTTGTTCAGTACGAAAGCATCGTAACGGAGTCTTGCCTCAACAAGGAAACCGCTAATGCCAGGTGCATCAGTGTGAATCTTGAACTCCTGGAGTTTGATAGGAGATGGCATAACGATAGGATTGGTGATAACGAAATCAACGTTATCAGGAAGATATGAAGAAGGAACTTTGATAGTAGGAACACCATCAATGTCACCGACATATCCGTTGATACCGATATCAGTAGCCTTGTCACCTCTCTTAACGAAGTTCTCATCGAGCTTGATCTTGTTAAGATATCCAGGTGTAACAACAACTACTCTGCCACCAACAGGGGCTTTGTCGTTGTCAAGAATCTCCTGGAGAGCAAGGAACTCTTCATAAGCATTTGCAGCGGTCACAGCAGCAACCTTAGTATGGTTTGCGCCTGTGTGTGTTCCGGCTGTAGGTGCTTTGGCAACAAGAACAGAAAGGCGATAAGCGTCGAGTGCCATGTACTTTCAGCGTAATTCGCTATATTACGCCCGTTTAACAGCTACATATTTCTATGTAGATAAGACTATATCTTCAACCTCTTTATGAGGTGCTTGCCATTTCCACACGCTTGTGTGTACTCCCTTACGGGATAGTCGTTGAACCTTTCTAAATAACGTTCTTCCAATGAAAACCAAAAGCAGACCGCCTATAACCCAAACACACCGCCCTGATGTTTTGTGCCATATGATTGATCTGCTTTGAATATTGGAACTTTGTTTTGTTAAGCCATTCAGCAGCTTTATAACTGCTTTCAAATTCTTGTCCTGTTTCACAACATCTGATTCTTATAACGTTTCCGTTATTGTGGTACGCACCATTTACTTTGGCGTGTTCCCTGTTCTCTTCTGCTGTGACCCATTCAAGATTCTCAACTCTGTTATCGAGTTTGTTAAGGTTTTTATGGTTTACTACGTTTTTGCCCTCGATTAAGGGAATGAACGCTAAAGCAACAAGCCTATGTACAGAAACAGTTTTTTGTTTTTCAGGAGTTTTTAAATCCACGGATAAATAACCATTCCGCTTAAGATGTGGCTTTAAGTACATTCCTTTTACAAGTCGTTTCTCATTGTGCTTTATGCTTGTGCTGACATATCTATCAAGACTTCTTACTCTACCATAAGAGGAAACTTCATATATTCCCTCATAACCTTTAATGGCTTTCCATTCTTCCATATTACGATCTCCAATTAAGTGTTCGTGTTTTGCGTTATTTAGCTTGGCTGCTGATTGTCTTATGAACCGCTTATATTCATAAGAGTTTCCAGCAATTAAGCAAGTGACATTTGCAGCTTACGCTGCAACGCCCCAAAATCTAGGGATTACAACGTTGTCTATGTTCTCAGCGAGTGTAGCGGCTGCCTCCATAGTTCCGTTTGTGTCCTGTTCGGTCTTTCTGTCGATGATGTAGGTAAATGACTTGTCCTGAGTGATCTTCATCTCCTGAACAGCATTGCCAAGGTCATCAGGAGTACCATAGCGGCTTGTTCCTGTGAGCTGGTAATTACCCAGAGTTGCAAGCTCACGTGAGAAAACCTTAACAGTTTCCACACCGAGCCAATCGAAGTTCTGGTTTACGATTCCGTTTGTGAGTGCGCCAAGTGTAAATCTCTGATCTACGACATTAGCGTATTTCTCAGCATAATTGATAGTAGGCATAATCTTTTCTCCTTTCGATTAGTGGTACTGCTTTACTGAATTAAACCCTTTAATAAAAGGGTCATCTTCTTCTTTTGGCTGACCGCCTGTTTTCAGTTCAGGGCGAGATGCAAGCCATTCAGCTTCTTTCTGCTTGATGATCTGTGCCTGAACATCACTCTGAATCTTGAAAAGAGTTTCTGTATCACCATCAACCTGTGCAGTAGCCGCCTGTTTTGCCAAGTCCTTAGAATAGCCAAGTGCCATGAAGTTCTCAGTAAACTCGTTTACCTTGAGCTGCTTTTTCATAGCCTCAAACTCTTCCTCTTTCTTAGCCTCAGCCTCAGCTTTTTCAAGATTTATCTGTTCCGTCTCAGATAAACTGTCACGCCATTTCTTTTTGTACTCAGCGGCTTCGGAAGTTGCCTTATCAACAGCCCTCTTAAGTTTCGCCATCTCCACCATCAGTTCCTGGGCAGTAGGCTCTTTCTTTTCAGGTTCAGGGTCTTTCTTCTCAGGCTCTGGGTCTTTTTTCTCAGGTTCAGGGTCATCTTTCGGAGTAGGGTTATCCTGTGGAGTAGGATTGTCCTTATTCTCAGAGTCAGGATTCTCCGCAAAGAACTGCAAGTTGAGTGGTAATAAGTTTTCTTTCTTCATATTCAGTTTTCCTTTCTGCGAATTGTTTAGGCTCGTTTCTCTACGAGTATGTTTAGTTGCGTGTTTTACGTCTTTCTCTAGACGAAAAAGAGGACTACGCTTTGACACGTAATCCCCTTGAGGAGTATATGAGCAGCAAGAATCACCAAAACCACAAAGAGCATCGGCAGTTAAGGATTTCTTCAGGTGCAATATCCATCATTCTAAAATCGTGGGGCATATAAAGAAGGTGTTCACCCACGGGGAAGTAGCCATTTATAGGCACTTCCATGCCATCAACTTCGTTGTGGGTCTGCCTTACACGTTCATCGCCCATTGTTATCCATACTTTGTGGGTGTAGCCCCTGTCGATGTGATCTTGCACATCTTTGTAATTGACAATGGATAATGTTTCGTTGGCAGCTATCTCTATTGCCCTGTCATGTGAGAAGTAATATGGCTCAGAACTATGTGCAACAGTAGTAAGCACGATTAACTCAGCGATATCACCTGAGTAATCTTCCATAGTCTGGTCATAATACCCATGTTCGTAGATTGTATTTCTGATACTTACTTGCAAGTCTTTCTTAGCAAGGTCTGTATCAAATGGTTGCAGAATGTAGAAAAGGTTGTACATAACCTCAACTGCATCTAGGATTTCTTCTGCAATCTGAACACGATTCTTTATCTCATCCTCATTCCAATGAGTAGGGGTAAAGAAGTTTGTAAGCCATGTAACGGCTTTTCCCTTGGTGTTCTTATAAGCATTTCTGCCAGGGAGATTTAGTTCATCGATTGGAATAATCATTCGTCATCCCCCTTTTCTTCTTTCTTGTTCCCTACATTCTCAGCATCTTCCGGTGTTTCCTTGCTCATGCCATCAAGATTAGGTGAATTACCTATCTGAAAATTAGGATTATCCGAAGTCTGTTGCACTTCTTCTTTTTCACCGAATGATGTTTTTTGGAACTCTTCAATAAGTTTCTTTGAGTCATCCCATACCTGATTAGGGTCATCAAACATATTGCAATACTTAATGGCGTGAAGTCCGTAGATACCATGAGAGATAAGATTAGCGAAAGCGGAAGTCTTAACCGCCATCTCATATGATCTTGTTCGTGTGATATTGGGCTTTACGTCAATATATCTGAGCTTTAAAAGAGGGCTGTCGGCGGCAACATTAAAATTCTTCTTTATTGCCTCAATGACAACACGTACCTCTTTCATCTTGGCTGATTCTGTGTATTCCTGTTGCAGACAAGCCACTTGTTCAGCCGCACTCCATCCTGTTGCATCACTCATTGCAACGCCTGTTGAGCCGCCGGAATTGTCATTTCTCTGTGGCGTGAATGTTCTCTGCAAAATAAGGGTACGTGCCTGAATGTAGTTATCAAGCAATCCCTGATAGTTGTAGCCAGATGTAAGGGGCTTGATAAATGGAGTCTTACCATCCCTTGAAGTGTAGGTCTGCACCCAATCATTAGATTTAGGAGTCTGCACTTCGCCTGTTGGTTTACCCTCAGAATCAACTTCCTCTTTAAAATCAACATCGTTTGTGTGCCAGATAGTCTGTGTTTCCTGGTCTATGTCGTTACCGATATCGCAAAGAATAAGGCATACACGTTTGATTTCAGGTATCTCACGCTCAAAAACACCCATTCTGTCAGCTGCACGCTCATACTCGGTAATGGGTATCATGTTAAGCGGATTGCGCTCGCCACTTCTTTCAAGCTGATTCCACTCATTGATTGGCTTGCCATTGGAAACCACGTTATTAACGATTTCAAATCTCTGAGTGCGTGTAAAAACTGTATAGCTTTTAGTGGTTAAGTCCTTGCTTGTATGAACAGCAAAAGCCATGATAATGCGCTTGTCGGTATAGGCAGTAGAACGGACAACGCCGCAATCCATAGGTTTAAGTGTTTCCAGAGTGAAATAAGAATCGCCATCTGCGTAGTCAGTTTTGATATCAACGTATGTATAGCCGATACCGCAAATCTCTACGTAATGTCCAAGCTCTGCCTGTTTCTTACCGATATCCTCTGCGCAGTAGCACTCGTTAAGTAGGTCAATAGCCTCATTCTCTGTTTTCTTTCCGCTATCGCCCACCCCACGTTGCACAAATGCTATGGGATTGCCCCAATGAAAGCCCTCTTTAAAGAGCGAGATTTCATGTGCTACGTTATCTACTGTCTTAACGTCAATGTCTGCACGTTGCTTTTTCTCTCTGTCGATACTGATAACGCCAGCCTCAATAGCGAGAAGTTCGTTGCAATCATTTACGTTGGACTCAAAATCAGGAAGTATATCCCTTAAAATCTGAACGACATTACTAGCCGTTATTTCTTTTTCATCGGTATATAAAACCTTACGTCCTGTGTGCATTAGTCACCTCATGCAGAAATTACATCATCAAGAATAACTGTAATAGCCTTTGCGCTTGTCATATCCCACTTATAGATCGTGCGAGATTCAATGGCAGACTCTAAAGCTGCATAACCACTTGCATAAATCTTGCAAATGTCTGTTTCATCCTTGTCGATAACAGTAACAAGCACGTCTTTTGTTTTCAGTGTTGAAAGAAACTGTGTAAGAGTCATGGTAGTTCTCCTTTTATCTCATCCAATTTGTCATCGCCTCATTGACTATCCGCTTTGCCTTTTTTAAATCCTCAGTATCGGCGTAATTAGTGTGCTGACAGAAAGCAAGCTCAAAATCAATAAAGGCGAGTTGCACTTGCATAAACATTTTGTTGTATTCTGCCTGTTGCCTAAATTGATCGTTGCCCTTGTGTAAGCTGTCATCATGCTCTTTTGCCTTTGATTCAAGAGCCGTTACTCTATCTTCAAGTGCTTTTAAGGGCGCATCAGCCGCTTTCTTAATATTGGTTACTTTGTCGTAGATATTAAGAATCGTCAGCACTAAGCCAACTATTGCAATGGCAAATGTAAATACTTGTCCGGGTGTGAACATATAAAATCCCCCATAATAAAAAAACAACCCCTTGCGAGATTGTTTTAATACCTGAAAGCATTTTGGATTATCTGAGTCCTTGATGGTTTTTGGATAATCTCTCTTTCAGGGAACAAAAATATATACTGAGCATCTATTGATGCGATTGTTTTCTTACATCGGTTGCAATCCTCAATGATCGTGTTTCGCCAGGATAAATAAAAATTGCGAATATCGGATTCTCTAAGATTACCAAGTTCATATTGTCGTTTGTAACGCCTTAATTTCTGACGTTCACGAATTACTTTCTTGTGAGTAGGTCTTTTGATTATCTTGCCATTACAGACAAGGTATTTTATCTGCATGAAAGTAAATCCATGAGATAGCTTAGTGATGTGTGTTTTACTTTCGTTGATGGTAAGTTTCACATCTTCAAGCTGCTTTAAAATATCGCCAAGTAAAGCCTTAAGAAATGCCTTATCGTCTGAAAAGATGATTAAATCGTCTACATATCTGCCATAGTATTTAACTGCTTTGACGCACTTTATATAGTTATCAAGCCTTGAAAGATAGAATATTGCGAAAATCTGTGGTGCTTCTGAGCCAAGATTCAAGCCTTTATCGCCGTCAGCGTCAATGCAGTAATCAATCAAATCCATTATTTCTTTAGGTTCATGGATTTTACTATGTATCATGGTCTTTAAGATTTCATGGTCTATACTTCCGAAAAAGCTCTTAACATCTACTTGCAATACATATCCGTCATTGCCATGCTTTCTGATATAATCTCTAAGCATGATATCTATGCGTTTTCTTGCGAATGATGTGCCACGATTCTTAAGACTTGCGTAGTTGTCGTAAATAAGCAGTTTTGAAAGCTGTGGAACAAGGATATATTCACATAAGACTTTCTGAACAATCCTATCCTTTATGGATGGTGCTTTTATTTCTCTGGGCTTTCCACGCTCATTTATTGTGAAGTTTGTTGTTGGGTCAACCCTGTATGTGCCGTTTCTTAGTTCTTCTTGTAACTGTAAGAGATTAACTGCCAGATTAGCCTCATATTTTTGCACTTTTTCTTTCCACCATGACGGCTTTTTGCAAGAATAAAAGGCATTTGATAACTTTTCATAAGTGGTTAATTCTTCAATCGTCATAATCAAAATGTAAGCATGGGATAGTGTTAGTTGCCTTGGCAAAACACATCATGCTTACTTATTTACCTTTACAGGAAGGTCAAATTCTCCTTAAACAGTTTTGTATCTTTTCTACGTATATGTAGCGTAACAAAACCTATAATCCCGACCACTGAGCCAGCGGCAGAGGCACCGTCGTAGTTCGCATTGC